CTCTAAATCAACACCTTGAATTGCATCTTTTTTGTTACCTAATTCACCAACTAATTCAACTTTCGCCGATTTACCAAAAAATCTTTTAAGTATTGCTGCAGTGATTTCCTCTCTCTTACTACCCGCTTTATCTTTTTCGGTTAACGTTCTTAATAAATTATGTAGTGTTGAACTTTCTTTATCAAAAATTCTATATTTGAAATGGTTTAAAGCCCCAACAAGCCTTTCAACCTCTTTCTTTTGTTCTGCGGGAGTTTTGTCAATAAAAACAATAGGATTTTTATTTGGTATGGTCGCAATAACTTGATTAATATCTTTTAATAAAATACAAAATGCCGTGTAGTTAGTATTCAACTTATTAATTACAGACCTACCAGGTCCCTCAAGGTCATAAACCCCCGACAATTGGTTGTTCTCAGGTTTTTCAATAAAGTTTTCACTAAAAACTTCTCTAAGAATTTTATTAATACCATTCATGTATGTCCATTTAATTTCTTGGTTTACATTGAATAACATTCTATAAAATTCGTTTTCTGATTTGGAACACATTTCAGATTTACCCTCACTTAAAACCTGTTTCATTTTTGTTGATTCTAATAACTTGGTTTCAATTTTCATTTCGTACATTTTAGTTACAAAATCCCAATTCACAACTTTCCAAAAGTTTACAATATATTCGTCTCTTTTGTTTCTGTACTTCAAATAATATGCGTGTTCCCACAAATCTAATCCCAACAATGGAAATCCCCCACCTTCAATTACATTCATCAATGGATTATCTTGGTTTGGGGTCGACATAATCTTCAATGTGTTTTTAGTTGTTAAAACTAACCATACCCAACCTGAACCAAATCTTTCTTTGGCAATTTTTTCAAATTCTTTTTTGAAGTTTGTAAATGTACCCCACTGTTTAGTAATCTTTTTGTAAAGTTCACCTGTAAGTTTCTTTGGTTCGGGAGTTAACATATTCCAAAACAATGCGTGGTTAAACGCTCCACCTGCGTTGTTTCGAATTGTTTTATCAAAACGACTAATTGTTTTAATAATTTTTTCTAAATCTAAATCTCCGTATTTCTTTTTTGAAAGTGCGTCGTTTAATTTATCCACATACCCTTTGTAGTGTTTATTGTAATGGAAACTCATGGTTTCGGGGTCAATAAATTGTTTGAGGGCTGAGTAGGAATAAGGTAGTTTCTCTATTCCGATTTTCTTCATTTCTGTAATCAACAACTCTTTTTCTTTTGTTACGTGATTTTCAAGTATCTGTAACTCTAGTTGTTGGATTTTCTCTTTTGTTTTTTTCATAATATTGGATTATCCGTTATATATAAATAATCCGTAATTCGTTAATATCGCAATTCGTTAATTCTTTGTAGTATTTCTTCTGCGGCATCGGCGGGGTGTTGGTTGTCTCCCATAACGGTGGCGATGACTTGTTTTTTGTTGTTTAAGATATCGTAAATGATACCTTCAATTGTGTTTTCGAATATTGGATAATAAACCAAAACATTATTTTTTTGACCGTAACGATATGCTCGGTCTTCAGCTTGAGCGTGGTCTGAAGGTAAGAATGATAAGTCATTCATGATTACCGCTTCAGCTGCGGTTAATGTAATACCGACACCTGCAGCTTTAATATTACCCACAAATACTTTAACTTTTGGGTTATCTTGAAATTGGTCAACAGAGTTTTGACGTTCAGGTTTTGACATTGACCCGTCAAGTTTAACTGCGGATTTACCAAAATGTTCTGTAATTTTATTTAAGGAATCAGTGAAATTACAGAAAATAATAACTTTCTTGTCTTGTTCAAGAATGTTTTCAGCGAGTTCAATAGTTTGTGCAATTTTTTCATCTGCGATGATTTGTCTAACTTTTGTTAATTTTGAAAACTGTACGGTGAGTGATTTGGACTCTTCAGGGTTTTTATCGTACCAATCGTAGTATTCACCCATTACATTTTCATATGACTTTGATTTTAATCTTAAATATACGGGAGTAATAATCTTGTCAGGTAAATCAAGAACGTTTTCTTTTAATCGTCGTAATGTTAAACCAACAGTTCGGTCTCTTAATTCTTCAAGGTTGGATGCTCCTGTTACGTTCCAAACTTTTCTTCCACCAACATTAAATTGGTATCCTGAACAATAACGGATAGCATAAGCCATCCAATTTTTTGCAACGGGTGAGTCAATTAAACTTAATAAGTTAAAGTAGTCGATTGGTCGTGATGTCATTGGTGTTCCCGTCAACAACCAAAGTCGTTCAGTTTTTTTAACGATGTCGTTAATTAGTTTCGTCCTTTGCGCTGTAGCATTTTTGATATAGTGTGCTTCATCGACAATAACCAAATCAAAATTGGCAGCAAGAACTTGAGAGTCATCTTTCTTTTTAGGGTCATGGAAATTTTTTATTATGTCATAGTTTATAATAACAAAATCAGCTTCTGTGCTGAAATTTTTACTTTCTGCGATGTAGATTGATTTGTCAGAATAATTTTCAATCTCACGTTTCCAGTTAATTTTTAATGTTGCGGGGCAAATGATTAATACCTTCTTAGAACCCGATTCTAAAGCTGCGATGATTGTAGATGTGGTTTTACCAAGACCCATGTCATCAGCAAGAATAAACTTTTTATTCTCCACCAATTTTTGAACGGCTTCTTTTTGATGTTCAAGTGGAGGTCGGTGAGAATATTTTGAATAATCAATCACAACATCTTTAACTGAATTGTCTTTAATGATTGCCGCTTTTGGTAACCAAAAATCGTGAAATTCTTCTTTATCTAAAACTTTACCCCAAATGTGGTAAGCTTTCTCTTTATCTGCCAATAACTTCTCAACCCATACCTTTTGTGGTATTTCGGTATATAATTTATCGTCAGCCAATTTCTGTGCAAAGTATGCATCAAGGATTACCCACTTTTTAGCAACCTTTGGTTGTTTATCGTGGAAATTGATAATATATTCTGATTGGCTTCTTGTTGGATAAAACTTTTTATTAACTTGTGATTTGCGTTTTAATTCCAAGATATAGTTATTGCCGCCCTCATAGGACTCAAGAATCGTCATCGCTTTTGACTCTAAACTAACATCGCTCATTTAAAATTAGTAAATTATAACTTAAATATAGTAAATGTTTAGGTATTTATCAATATATGAAACAAACGTCAGAAAAATTGGTTCCGATTACAAGGTTGGGTATGTTCTTCGGTGGTGAAGATTATGACCTTGATATTGGTATGGGACAAGAATGGTTGGAAGGTGATATGAATTTTACAATCGTATTGTATCGTATTGACCGTTACAAAACAAAAAAGGATAATGTATACGGTGAAGTAGTTGAAGACGGAATACAATTCATGGCACCTATCGAGTTAAAAGGGTTGGTTCAAGTTATGGCTCCCGTAAATAAGTTATACGGAAATTCTAAAGTCGAGATTCAAGAACCAGGTAATATGAAATTTTCAATTTATCAAAAAACTCTTGATGACTTAGGTGTTGAAATATTCATGGGCGATTATATTGGTTACTATGAAACTGAAGACCGAGTAAGATATTATTCTGTTAGTGATGATGGATATGTAAGGTCAGATAACAAACACACTTACGGTGGGTACAAACCATTCTATAGAACGGTTACCGCAACTTTTGTAAGTGAGAATGAATTTAGAGGAATATAATGCAAGTAATAATAACTGAATCTCAATTTGATAATTTATTTTTGGGTAAGAAAGTAATGGTGTATTATAATTTACACAAACACACATTTTCTGTAACCTACAACAGTAAAGTAATTATGCATGCCGATTATGTTAAATTGGGTGATGTTGAGTTCAGAGTTAGAAAAGGTGGAAAAGAACGAGTTCGTTCAGAAAAATCAAAAAACGTTCACGCATTTGTAATTGGAAAATTATTAGACTATTGTGAATACCCTTGTGAGGATATTCCAAATCCACCATCAGATAAAGTTGTTACTTATAATCCGTATAAATACGATTCGTTTGTTTATAAAAATAGTGAAGAACCTGTCTACACCGCTCAAGAGGTTGACATGATTAATTCGCAAAATAAACTATTTGTAGTAAAAGAATAATGCCACTACCAAGAACAGTTGTCAAACCAACATTACCGTTAGTTCCAAAAAAAGTTTTATCTGAACGTAGAGAACAACTTTTGGAATATATTAAGGAGGATGGAACATATCTACCTAAATCAGTATTACATGCTGATTTGGATAGGGGTATGCTCGATTTTGTCAAGACAGAACTTGAAGTTGTAACTGCAGGTAAAGTTGTACCTTTGTTGGATATTATCATTACAAGTCAAAACTGGACACAATATTTAGAAACGTGGAAGTTTGTGGATTTAGATTACAACCCGTCCCCGCCATTTATTACAGTAGTTAGAACACCTGAAGTTAAGTACGGTACAAACCCATCACTTCAATATACAATTCCAAATAGAAAACAATTCTATTATGCCTCAGTTCCAACATGGAACGGAAACGAACAAGGTATGGATATCTACACAATACCACAACCTGTTCCTGTTGATATCAACTATCAAGTTAAAATCATTTGCAATAGAATGAGAGAGTTGAACCAATTAAATAAAATTGTGATGCAAACTTTTTCATCAAGACAAGCATATACATTTATTAAGGGTCAATACGTCCCAATCATAATGAACAATGTTTCCGATGAATCGCAGATGAATATGGATTCAAGAAAGTATTATGTTCAGAGTTACGACTTTACTATGTTGGGTTACTTAATAGATGAAGAAGAATTTGAGGTAAAACCAGCAATACAAAGAATGACACAACTTATTGAAGTTGATACATCATTAAGAAAACAAAGACGAGAAAAATATCCTGAAAATCCTGACACTTTTGAAATGCCATTTTTATTTGTTTCGGGAAATACAATATTAAATGACATAATTGACTTTACGGCAAATATGACTTTAATATCTACAGATAATGTAGATACGTTTGATGTTTATATTAATGGTGATTATTATGGTAGTGATTTACAAAGAATTGAAATTACCACAAATGATGTTTTGAGGATTGAAGTTACAAAAGATAATAATTCTCTGCCATCCAACATACTATTCGAAAACAAGTTAGTTTAATCTTCTCCATAGATATCTTTCTTTTCTTTACACTTTTCAATAATCAAATTTTCCAAAAACTTATAAATCTTAATTCCACGTTTATCACAGTACTTTTTTAGGATATCATGTGATTCGGGGGATATTTTAATGTTCTTTATTTCCTTCTTAGTTTTCATGGGTAGAAAAAAGGCAGAATTAATTCATACCGTTTATAAATACTTATACAAAAGTAAAGTTTTTTCGTAAAAACTTGAATATTTATCAATAAAATAAATCTGTAACAGAATAATTTAATAATGGCAACAGCACAAGCAAATCAAAAAGTATTCGTATCACCAGGCGTATACACATCTGAAACCGACTTATCTTTTGTAGCCCAAAGTGTGGGGGTTACTACATTAGGTATTGTAGGGGAAACCTTAAGAGGTCCAGCATTCGAACCAGTATTCATAACAAACTACGATGAGTTCCAAGCATATTTTGGAGGGACTGAACCCGTTAAGTTTTATAACACTCAAATTCCTAAATACGAAGCGGCTTATATTGCCAAGTCGTACTTGCAACAATCAAACCAATTGTTTGTAACTAGAGTATTGGGATTATCAGGTTATGATGCGGGTCCATCTTGGAGTTTATCATTAATTGCCAATGTTGACCCAACAACAATCGGTGACCCATCAAACGCAACAACTTTCACTGCAACATTTACAGGTGATGCATCAGGAAGTACGGTTACTTTTATTGGAGGAGCTTTACCTGCTCAAGTTCAAGCAAACTTGAACTTACAATATAGAGTAGCTGATGGTTCAACATCAACATTACAAGGAGACTTTGACGCATATTTAGGTCAAATAATTGACACTCCATCATTATCGTCAACAACTGCGGTTGTTTATGGTGCAATACCTAATGCGGATTACGACACTTTAACAACAACATATAGTGCGGTTACTGACCCTTACAATTGTGTTAATACTTTTAACGATAATGATTTATCTTCAGCGACAAACGACCCTTGGTTCTACGCTAACTTTGACATTTCATCAGGAAATGCATATACAGGTTATTCATTCTATTATGTTGTAGATACTTTAACTACAGGAGGTACAGGTACATTTACAGGAACTATTACAGGTGAAAGTTACAGTTTCACAGGAACTGCTTACACTGAATTCAATAATATGGTTGTAGGTACTATTCGTTCAAGAGGTATTTCATTATACTCAAATAGTTCAACAAGTGAAAACCATGGACCTGTTTACGAAGTGGGTATCGATTACAATAACAATAATGCTTGGGCACCGAATAATTTACAAATTGTAAGTACGGGTCAATACTCAGGAATTACAGATTCACCTTTTGCAACATTCTTATTATCAGGTGTTACAAAAGATAATGATGTTTTCGCATTTGAAACTTCATTATCGGCATTATCGGCAAAATACATAACTAAAGTATTAGGTGTTGATAACTTTGGAAAATCAAGATTTGAAACACCTATATATGTTGAAGAGGTTTACCAAGGTAGTTTGAATTACGCTTACAACCAAGGTTACATCAGAGGTTTAAATTCAGAATTAATTGCATTACCAAGTGCAAGAAGTCAATCAAGTCAGTCAATTGCTTGGAATTTAGAAAGATACCAATCACCTGAAACACCATATATCGTTTCAGAATTAAGAGGTAACAAAGTTTATAACTTATTTAAGTTCATTTCAATTTCTGATGGTGACTCGGCAAACACTGAAATTAAAGTTTCATTGGCAAACATGTCATATAACAATATGTCTTTTGACGTATTCGTAAGAAACTTCTTTGATACTGATGCTAACCCTGTGGTTATTGAGAAATTTACAAACTGTAACATGGACCCAGCGTCAAATAACTTTATTGCTAAGAAAATTGGTTCATCTAACGGTGAGTTTGCATTAATTTCAAAATACATA